GTACATGAGAAGCCACAGTTGGAGCGCCTGGCGGATAAAGGTGGATCGGTTCACACCCAAAGTTTCAGCGGCCAAGTCGATTTGGTCGATGAAGTCTTCTTCGAGTTGTGCGCCAATCAGTCGCTTTCCCATCACATCAGGTCGTCAGCTGAGATGCTGGCTGGCTTGGGTGGCTGGTATTGAGCGACATACTTTTTCGCTGGGTTGAGTCCGGCTTTGGTCGGTGGCTCGTCTTCCTGATACTTGACGGCCAAGATCCCACCGGCCTCGAGGTTGCAATCGGCCTTGGTGAGGGCGTCTTTGATTGCACCCAACATGAATCCTTTGGCGAAGATTCGTGTTTCCTCTTGGGTGTCCTGGTCGATGCCGGTGAAGACGAACTGCATTTTGGGTTTGCCGTCTGCCCAGGTGATGGGTTCTCCGGTGATGAAGTCGGTTTGTTGCCGTTCTTCTAAGCCGGTGATTTTGATTTTGACCATGTCGCCGATGTTCGGGAACTTGGCAATGTTGCCGCCACCTTTGCGGGTGAGGGCCTCTGCTGCTGTGCTGTCAAATGTCACTGTTGGGTTTCCTTGTCTGTCGGGGAGCCACCTTTGATGGCTGTGACGATGTCACCTTCCAACCTGCATCCGTTCTCATCCCACATTGGGACGAGTTCGAGGTTGTTGATGGCGGTGACGATTCCGAGAGCCGCTTTGGCCTCGGCCTTTCGGAGAGTGCCAAAGGCGTCTCCGAGAGAATGGTGTGGGATCTTTTGGTCGGTCGCATTGTCTAGCACCGTCCAAGTCAGCTCGTCATCGCGATGGACAGCGAGGTCGATGATGGCTTGGCAGATGAGGTAGCGGCGTTCCGCTGGGATCCCTTGTGGCGGTGAGAGTGCAAGGGACCGGCCGCAAGTCTTGGCGTCTTCAAGAATGTTTTTCACCCAAAGGAGAGACGCTTCTGGGAGTTCCATGGCTCGTTCGTTGAGTCGGTTGATGATGTCGGTGTGGATGAGGGTGTCGGTGCCGTCGTTCACTGCCCGACGCCTGGTTGATTTCTTGGGTGGCACTGGTGGCGGGTTGAGGTCGGGGAGTGAGGCGAAGGGGAGACCGAGTTCTTTTTCGAGTACGTCGAGTACGCGTGAGATCCCGTCGCCCTGGTCCAAGGTGATTGGGTCGCCTGATTTGAGAGTGGGGTGGTTATCGGGCCAAGCGTCGGCGAGTGCTTGGGCGTGGCCGTCGACGATGATTCGGGAGATTCGGTCGAGTGTGGCGATTCGCCACGGATCGTCGACGTGTTGCACTTGTCCCGGCCGCTGCCGTCCGTAGAGGGCCGCTGTGGCCTGCTGTGGGGTGAATGGGTGGATGGGTGTGTATTTGCGGAGCCGGCGAACCTCGAGCGCTGTGTGGAGCGCCTCGGTGCCGGCTTCGAGATCCAGCCAGTGGAGTTCGGCGAGGCCGGAGCCTGGTTGACAGTGAATGATGATTCCGGCGGATTTGGAAACATTCGGCATGGGTTCACGGATGTCTTCGGAGCCGTCTTTGGCTGGGCCTTGGGTGTAAAGGTTGGAGGCGTTGGCGTAGATCGAGAGCTGGATGGCGAAACCGAGTCCGCCATATTTGACGGAGCTGCCAGTTTTAAGGTCCGACACAAAGGTTTCTTCGCCATCGGTGAGGAGGAGGTCGAAGGTTCCAGCCACTTCAATTTCGTCGTTGACCACGATTCGTTCGGTCATGCCGTCGACGAAGGACAAGCCTGCATCGGAGAGGGCCGACAGGATGGCTTCGATGTCGGCTTGGTATGGGTCGGGGGCGATGAATGTGGGGTCTTTGAGGCGACGTTCGAGGAGGCCGTGGACAGCCGTTCCGAGATCCCGTCGGACTGTCGCTCCGCCTGCCTCGGACGCGCGCTTCACCAAACTGTCCAGCGTCTTTTTGTCGTCTTGTGGGGTGGTGGCGACGAGGGCGACGAGGTCTGGTCGCAGGCCGAGGCCGATGGCGGTCATTCGGGAGTTCCAGGCCATGAGACTCGAGGAGTCGTCGAGGACTTTGGCGATGGTGGTCGCCCTGGTGTAGCCGACCAGCTTCTCGCCTCGAGGCGGAAGAACTTGGTAGCGGCCCCAGCGGTCCCGGCGGGTTTCTTGTTCGGGTTGGTTGAGATTTTTGATGGCGTCAGGGTTTAGCGTTGTCATTTGAGTTTCTCCTGGTCGGGTTGGAGGTTGTGATGTGGCCGTTGTTGTTGTCGCTGTTTGAGCTGCTGGGTGTGTTTGGTATGTGGCAGGCCGGTCGGGGCCGGTGGTGGGGTTGGTTGGTGGTGATGTTGCATTCGTGGCCGTGGGCCATCTACGCCATCTTCTCGAACCAACCGGGGTTCCTGTTCATGTTTGCGATGTGGCAAGTGGTGAATGGTTGGAACTGCTGGTCGTGGTTTCATCGTCCCCGAAGCCTGTGACAGTCGCGCGCATTGCCCGAGACTTTTTGGTCCGTTCATTGCTGAGCCGGCGTTCCTCGACGATCCGAAACATGATTTGATCGTGGAGCTGCTGGACCGCCTCGGCTGTGGACTTTCGGATCTTGGTTTTAGAGATTTGCAAAGCGCGCGCGTCAGGGTTGCCGTTGATGTGGCGGGCGATCTGAGTTTGGGTGCAGCCGTGTTTGAGTAGGTCGTTGATGAGTCGCCAGGTGGGTTTGGCGTCGACGAGTGTTCCGCCAGCTGCTCTGTGTCGGCCGACAGCCAAGATCCGGTCGGCTGTTTTGGGTCGGATTTTAAGAAGCTGCCCGGATCCGATCTTTTGAATGGTGGAGAGGGCGACTTTTGAGGTGGCGTGGATTTGCCGTCTCCCGACTCCTACTTTGCGAAGCCATTGGATGTGTTCTCGAGTTTCGGTGGCGTCAATGAAGATCACTGCTGGCGCTTCGATGCCGTAGGCGACTCGACGTTCTGTTCTGTCTCGTTCTCGGGCGTAGAGCCGGTTGGCGATGGTGCAGGGTTGGCAGCGGCATTTTTCGACAACATATTTGGCTCGGGTGCCGTGTTCCCTGGTCATCGTTTGTTCCATTCGGCTCGGAATCGGGCGTTGGAGAGGCGGCAGTCGGAGCAGCGGCAGCCGACCGCATAGCGGCGTCGTGTGCCGTGTGGGGCGTTGGGGAGTTTGATGCCCTGTTCGAGCCGGTAGGCGCGTCGGTCTTTTTCGGTCATGCCAGCCCAAATTCCATATCGCTCGGGGTTGTAGATGACGTACTCGCGACAGTTGTCGATGACTGGGCAGGTTTTACAAATGGCTTTCGCGCGGTTCATTTTGGATGTGTCGCCACGGTTCACAAAGAACAGGTCGGTTCGGCCTTTGCACGCTGCTCGGTCGGTCCAAATGTCGAGGAGGTCGGGGTGTTGCTCGGGTTCGTTCACTCGTAGAAGCCGTACTGTTTGAGGGTGGCGTTTTCGGCTTTGAGGTTGGCGATTCGTGCTTCGAGTTCTCGGATCTGTTCGAGCTGTGCGGCGATGATGTCGGCGGCGTCGAGGACAAGTTCAAGGTCGACGTCGTCGGTTTCGACGAGTGCTGTGAGTTGCTGACAGAAGATCGTGACGTTTGTTTCGGTCATCGTTTGTTCCCTTCGATGAGTGTGATGAGGGTGTCGAGGGTGCAGGTGACGTACCAGGAGGCGGGGTTGCCTTTGCCTCGTCGTTTGTGGATGACGATTCCGGTTTCTCGGCCAGCGTTTTTGGCTTGGATGGCGACGTCGTCGACCCAGCCGGACAGGTCGAGGCGCGCGTGATTTTTTACCTGTATGGCCGGGAAAGTTTTATCGGGTACCCAAATATCGCCTCGGTCCAAATTCGCCCCGGCCGGAACACGCTCGGCTTCGAGGCCTCGGACGTTGAGATAGTCGGTCACTGCTCGTTCGGCGGCTGACCCTTTGGCCTTGTTTGCGTTGCTCATAGGGTGCCTTCAGCGATGAACCAGACAAAGGACATGACGACTGTGACGAGGATGAAGATGGCTGTTGGGGCGATCCAGTCCTGTTTCATCGTCGGGTCTTTACCGGCCAGGCGAAGATGACGACAGCGACGATGGCGAGGAGGGCTGTGAGTCCGAGGACCGGGCCGAGGGCGTCGTGTTGGGCTGTGTTTTCGACGAGGGCTGGGAGGAGCATGAAGGCGGTGAGGCCGGTGAGGAATTGCGCTGTTTGTTTCATGCTGACCTTTTCGGGGTGTGGGTTGTCGGGTGGTTGGTGGTGCGGTGACAAGTTTTCCGATGTTCCAAATAGGAGTCGGTGCCGTGTTCGGTTCGGTCGAAGGATTGTTTGCATAGGAGGCAGCGTATGACGTTTGGTTCGGTCACAGGTCGACCTCGAGGTCTTGTCCGACGAGGACGATGACTGGGATGTCGGAGAGGCTAGGGGCCGGCGGTTTCGGTTTGTTGGACTGCCGGATCTGATGGGCGAATAGGAGAGCTGCTGGGATGAGGCAAATGGCGGTCCACATCAGAGGGCCTTCGCGATCTCGGCTTCGAGTCCTTCGATGGAAAGTTCGTTGACGTCGGTGTTTTGGATGTAGAGGCGGACGTTGACGATGGCGTGCCAGAAGTTGTCGTCGTTGGCGAAGTCTTGGGGGTGGAGCAGGTCGACGACTGTTTCGGCGAGGATTTCGGCTTGGACGAGGGCTGTGATGTAGAGGTCTTCGATGTGGTCGGCTGGTTCGTATTCGTCGTGGATGTGTTCGACGTTGCCGATGATGGTGGCGTATTCGTCTGTCTTTTCCTCGGCTTGGATGAGTTGGTGGAGGAGGGTGTCGAGTTCTTTGATTGCGGCCATGTCGGGGTTTCCTTGTCTGTTGGCTTTTCTTGTGTGTGGGGCGGCTGCTCCACATGAGAAGTTTTAAAGGACGTTTAAAGGAATGTCAAGGATCTTTTTTCGGGGATGCAGAAACCCCAGCCACGGGGCCTGGGGGAAGGCTGGTGGCTGGGGTTTCCGGCATCCGATTCGGTTGTGGTTCTCAGAGTGCGTGGCGGTTCGCCTCGAGGTTCCATTCGACACCTAGGGGAGGGAGGTGTCGTCGTCGAATCGGGGATCTAGGGGAACGTCTTGAAGGTAGGGACCATGGATGGCGAGTCGGTCGGGCCAACCTTGTCCGACGCGATAGACGTGAGGACAGAAAGTCCAGCGGCGATGGCAGCGGTGGCGGCCAGTTGCACCCAGTCGAGGCTAAGCCAATCCATCTGGGAGGCGCCTGCCAGGGCGACGAGTGTTTGAGCGAAAGTTTTGATGGCACGTTCTAGCAGCTGCAAAACGAAGGATTTGGTGAACATTACGGTTTCCAATCTGGGCTTGGGTATTCCTGCTCGTCGGGGTATTCGTGTTCTTCCGGATCGTATTGCTCCGGTTCCTCTTCGGGGCGGGTGAGGGGGATGATGTCGGGTTCGATCGTGATGGTCATTCTTCCTCCTCGTCTATCCATTCTTCCTCATCGGCGTCGACGTCGAAAGAGACAGAGACGGGGGCAGGGTTCAGGAGTGATCCGTAGAGGCAGTCCAAATAGCCGGCGGCGTCGGTGATGGAGTCTTTGAGCTGTTCGGCGTTGAAGCCTTCTTCGATTCCATGGGCGATCCTTCCGAGCTTCATACAGATCATGTAGAGGATTCCGGCGTTGACGTCGAGGACGTCAGCACCCCATAGCGAGTTGAAGAGGTTGGTGACGCGTTGGTAATCCTCCCAGGGCGGTCCGTAGGCTCGGCCACGGTCGCCATGGACTAGGGCGAAGCCGTCGAGGAGGATTGAGGGCCAGGCGGCGTCGAAGTATTCGTCGACTTCGGGTTCTTCCATGTCGGGTCCTTATGCGGAGTGGATGTGTAGGTCGCCCCAGCCTCGAGGTCCGTAGCCGGTCCCGATGCCGAGGGTGAGAAGTCCAGCGGGTGAGTTTTGGCCGCTCATGTCAGTCCACCATGAAGAGCCACCATCCATCGCGGGTGCCTGCATGAA